CACCGCCAGCAGATGACGGAAAAGAGCCTACTGTTCAGGAACTTATGGTAGAACTCGCCAAGGTGAAAAAGGCACAGGAGCGCGCCGCAAGCGAGGCGGCAGAGTACAAGAAAAAGTACAACGCAAAGCTGTCTGAAAAAGAAAGGGTAGACGCAGAAAAGGCAGAGCGAGAAGCGGAAAGGGAAGAACAATTCCAGCAGCTTTTGAGAGAAAACAAAATCAACAAACTGGAAAAGTATTACCTTGGCGAGCTTAAATACACGCCAGACGAAGCAAGTCAGATGGCGATCGCAGAGGTTGATGACGATTTTGACGCAAAACTGAAAATTCAGCTTGCCGTAGACAAGAGGAAAAAGAAAGAGTATGAAGCGGAATTTATCAAATCAAGACCGCAGATGAATGCCGGAACGGGAGATGGAAAGATTGTTACATTAGAACAGTTCACAAAGATGGGGGTATCGGACAGGGTTAAACTCAAACGCTCCGACCCAGACGGATATGAAAGATTAAGGAAAGCAGAACAAGGAGGAAAATAAAATATGGCATTACCAGCAGGAGTTACAGGAATCGCAGATTTGTTCGACCCAGAGGTGGTCGGAGACCTTATTAACAAAAAGCTGATTGACGCAATTAGGTTTACGCCGCTTGCACTTGTAGATGATACGCTTGAAGGACAGCCAGGGAGCAAGGTGAAACTTCCGTCATTTAATTATGTAGGAAGCGCAGAGAAAGTGGCGGAAGATGAAGACCTGCCAATCAAGAAATTAACGCAGACCGAAGAAGAAGTTGAAATTATGGAATACGGTCTTGGAATTGAGATCACAGATAGAGGTGCTGTTATGGGATTTGGAGACCCTCTCGATGAAGCCGCAAGGCAGATTACGATTGCAGTTGCGGATGGGGTAGAGAGCAGCATAATTGATGCAGCAAGCACAACGGCTTCTTTGGTCGGAACGTCTACGGCAACAAAGGTTACAGACAGGATTGCAGAGGATCTGGAACTTTTCGGTGAGGAAATCGACGGAGAAAAAGTTCTTGTGGTTCCTCCAAAGGTGCATACAGCATTAAGGAAATCATCTGACTGGATTCCAAATACGCAGATGGGGGCAGATATCATTGTAAAAGGAACAGTCGGAATGATTTACGGATGCCAGATTGTTACGTCAAACAGGCTTAAAACTAAGAACGAGGGATTTATCATCAAACCGGGCGCACTTGCCATTGTTTCCAAGAGAAATACGCTTGTAGAGTTTGACAGGGATATTCTTGGAAGAAAAACCCTGATTACAGGATCCAAAATGTTTGCCCCATATGTTTACGACAAGAGCAAGTTAATCAAGATTAGCTTCGGTGGGGGAAACACAGGAGCATAAGGAGGAAACGTTATGGGAATGATTTACCACAAAAAAAGAATGTGGTCTAAGCTGAAAGAAAAGGAAGGGGAAACTCTTCCTTTTTCTGATTCTGATATTGAATTTGAAGAAAGGCCAGAGGAGCAGCAATATACCAAGACCGACATTCAGCGCATGAGTAAAGATGACCTTGTTTCACTTGCGTCAGAAGTCGGAATTGAGGGAGCAGGAGAAATGAATGGAGCAGACCTTAAAAGGGAACTGATAGAACATTTTGAACTTTAGGAGGTGGGCGGTATGCTGACCTTAGAATATGAGCTATTGGAAGATTTGAAAGAGGAATTATCCGCAACAGACCCCAAGTTTAAGCCTGAACTTATAAAGCTAAAAATCAAAAATGCAATAAGGGAAGTGAAACGGGCAAGGAACTACCCGAAACACTATACAGAAAGCGCAATCGTGGAAGATTTGGAAAACTACTATTCCAACATCCGAAACATTGCGCTTTTTGATTACAACATGATAGGTGCAGAGGGGCAGTCGTCATCATCCGAAAATGGAACATCGAGGAATTTCATAGACCGGGATAAGCTGTTTAGCGGCATTATACCGTTGTCAAGGACAGGGAGGTAATAAATTGAAATATCTTGAATTTGATATAAAAAATATGGCAATCAGCCGAACAGCAGGAGATAAAACCGCGCTTATCAGCGGCGCAGTTAATTATTTTGGACTGCACTTTAATTTTGATGATGAATTTGCAGAAATCCCAGGCACAAAATCGGTTGAGTTTTACAAAAACCGCAACAAAATCAGGGTTGACCTTGTTGACAATCAGTGCGCCGTTCCTAATGAATTGCTGACTGATAACAAAAATTTTGAAATGCGAGTTATCAGTGGAAATACAATCGGCACAACATGGACAAGCGTAGGTATCACAGAAAGTGGAATCGTCATGCCAGAAGAACCAGAAGAAGAAGCACCGTCTGGCATGGAATATGTAAAAACTGCAAGTGGAGAAAACGCGGCGCCATACTTGCGGGCAAGTACAAACGGTCTTGAATATTCTCAAAACGGCGAAGACTGGAACAGCGGAGTATCGGGCGTACCAGAAGTGCCGTCAAGACCAAAAGGCGCGGCGTATCTTCGTAAAAACGGGGACTGGGTAAATGCAGAAGAATATCTTGCGGAAAACGGCGGAGAAACAAATGTCATTAACGAAGTACAGGTTGACGGAACTGCACTGCCAGTCACGGACAAATCAGTAAACATTGACCTGTCTGCATATGCAAAAACAGCCGACCTTGCAAGCGAATATGCCACAAAAACGGAGGTTGCGGCATTGCAGACCTTGACAGGCACAGCGGAAACGGTAACAGATGTTGATTACAGCACAACGGATATATCTGATGTTATAACATCATACAACGCATTACTTTCTGCATTGCGAGCAAGGGGCGTAATCGCATAACAAGCAATTTTAGAAGATTGTGCGTGGTTTTAAACTGGTCGAAATCGACGGGTTTAGGATTGCAGGGCATCCGTCATCAGGCGGTGGAGGGCAGGCGGATTAAAATTCTATTTGCGGAAAGGATTGAGCAAATATGACAGCAACAACAGTAAGTGTTATTGCGGCGGTTATAAGCGCATTATCGCTTTTATCAATGATTTACTTTAACCTTAAGAGCGGAAAGCGAACAGAAACGAAAGACACAGAGGAATACACAAAAGAACGGATTGAGGAAATTAAGGAAAGAACCAAAGAAAACGCAATGATAAGCGGAAAACTTGACCTTATCAATTTGAGTAATCAGGAGATTAAGGAGCAGATTTCTTCTCTCGTGAAAAAAGTTGACGCTCACGGAGACAGGCTGACCAAAGTAGAGGAAAGTCTTGTTACAGCATGGAAACGGATTGATGAAATTATTGAAAAGATTGAGTAAAGAGGAGGACGAATAATGAAAAATGTTTTTACAAAAAATTGGTGGCACGCAAGCCTTATTAGATGCATTAAAACAATCTCGCAAACCGCCATTGCCACAATCGGGACTGCGGCGGCACTTGGCAACGTAGATTGGATTATGGTAGCGTCCGCCTCTGCACTGGCAGGAATTTTGTCTATCCTGACAAGCATTGCAGGACTTCCAGAGGTTAAGGAGGATTAAGAATGGATAGCCCAAAAATCAGAATTGAAAGCGATGGAATGAGAACAGTCGTTTATATTGACGGAAAGAAAATTGAACGATGCACCTCGCTGGATTTCCATGCAAATGTTGACAATGGTATTCGTGTTTATTGGAATGGAACAACGCAAAAAGAAGATGAGAACGGGCATTTGATTATTGAAAATGATGAAATTGCCACAGAGGAATTTCATTACGACAGCAACGAGGCGGTGGTCAATTGAGAACCCTCCGAAAAAACCAACAATCCATGAAATACGCCCTCCAAATCGGAGAAATGCCAATCTACAACCGTGACGAAAACGGCGAAATTATCTACGAATATTACGAGGACAGCGACGGAAACATCATCTATTACGAAGATGAAAACGGAAATAAGATACCGTCTGAAACGGGGGAATATGAGATAGGCTATAGCGAGCCTGTCTCTTTTTTATCGAGTTTAGCAATGAGTGGCGGAGAGGCGGAGGCGCAAGAATTTGGATTGTCGACCTCTGACTATAACGCCACTCTACTATGCCAAAAAGGTGCTTATCCAATCGTTGAGGGTAGCCTCATTTGGGCGAAGAGCGAGGTGGGGTACAAAGATACCAACAATGATATTATCGACCCTATATCGGCAGATTATGAGGTTATAAAGGTATCTGAAAGCCTTAATTTTGTGAAGTATGTGTTAAAGGCAGTGGTTAAATAAGAAAGACAGATAGAGAGGAAGATAGAAAAATGATTTTACAGTATGAAAGTAATAACAAGGAAATTTACAAAGAAGGAAATGCTATAGGATTGTCTCAAATATTAGCAGTCGGGAAGCCGTTTGGAGATATAAACGGAATAATTGATTTTGCAGTAGAACAAATTAAATGCGACAGAGAAAAAGACGTTTTTGCAGTTTGTGATGACGAAATTTTCAATGAAGAATATTTGGAAACTGCACAATTTGTAAAAGCAGCAATATTTAATGACGGAGCAAAAAACACAATATACTTATTCAAGCATGATTCAAACATATATCTTCTGAATGATAACGGAAAAACAATTAGGAGGTTTTGATGGACATGGAAAAGAAAACAGTAAACATTCTTGGAACGGAATACAAGATTGAGAAAAAGGCGTACAAGGATGAGCCCGTATTTGAGAAAAAGAGGATTGACGGATATTGCGACAGTTTTCAAAAGCTGATTGTATTTTGCGACCTTGATACATTTGACCGTTGGGACGATGAGCCAGATACGACAAAACGAGAGTGTGAAAAGGAAATTTTACGCCACGAAATTACACACGCATTTTTAACAGAAAGCGGACTGGCGGACAGTTCAAATCCAACAGACGGTGCATGGGCGAAGAATGAAGAAATGGTTGACTGGTTTGCAATCCAATCCCCAAAAATTTTTAAGGTGTTTCAGGAATTGGATATTTTGTAGGAGGTAGGGCATGAATCAAGATATGAAAAATGGTGCCATTATGGCACTTCAAGGTGTTAAAGAAGAAATGAATACTATTACAGCAGAACTTGCGAGAAAAGGTTTTGATAAGCCGAAAGTTTTTTCAGTCTTAGAACAATTTG